TCCTCCTCTATTTGTTTTTGTTGCTCTAGATATATCATCTTTTTAAGTTCTATATCTGAGAGATGTTCAAAGAATGGTGTAGTCGCAAACCATGCGAACATTACACAATTCATAACCAAATCGTCATGATTACCACCATCTGCTTCCCAAGACTGTCCTTTAGAAACAAATGTGGTAAATTCTTGTATTGTATTACTATCGTGGAGGATTAGTTTCCTCTCTTCGAGTAATTCTTTTACTGTAGAGCAACCAATCCGTTTTACTTTCTTGGTCATTGTAACACCAATGCCTTTTGCTTTGATGGTACTCTCTACGAATACATTTTCATATTCTATATCGTAGAACAGTTGATTACATACAACTGATCCTTCATTGTTGTTCTCTATGATAACAAGTGCTTTATTATAAGCAGTTGCATACTTTGCTATTATGTCAGGAAACAGTAGAGGACTTATTACATTATCTCTATATGTTGCTACCTGCTCAAAAGGTTGCTGTGTTATATCAAAAACTGTGAATGTGGAATAGTCTTGTCCTCTACCCATAGAAACATCTACAGTCATAACATATTTATGATCTTCTAGAGGTTGACGATACACTTTACAGTTATCTCGTTGCCACTCACAATCTTCTGCCATCATACCCAATAAGGTGTTAGCATTGATTAATGTATTACCTGTTCCTAAGAAACTGTTTCCAAACTCCTGCTCAAACTGCATCTCAGAAGTATTCGCAATGGTTGATTTCTTCCATGCTTCGTCTCTTCCTGGAACATCCCACCAATTAATGGTGTATTGCTTGTACTCTGAAGTCCCATTGACTGCACCCATATAGATCTTATGGTACATATTACCCACACCATTTGCTGTAGATGTGATAATCACCTTAGACTTAGAACCAGATGTAACAACAGGATAGGTTGAAGTATAAAAGACTTCTGCGTTTTCTACAAAGGCAAACTCATCAAGATAGAGTAGATTAACAGACAGACCACGAATGGAACTGCCAGATGTTGCTGAAGCAATAATTTTGCTATTGTTTTCAAACTCTATACTTCCTTTGTTTAATACTTTGGTTCCAGGTTGCAAATAGAAAGGGATGTTCTCAAGCATGGTTGTTATCCTTGCCAACATCTCTCTAGCAGTAGCACCTTTGTTTGCTAATACTGCTATTGTTTGCTCAGGATGAAACAAAGCATACCAAAGAAGATAAGCACAAACAGTGATAGACTTTCCACTCTGCCTACAAGCAAGAACCACACTAAATCTGTTATCATTAAAATGCCCTATAAGTCCATCTTGGTATCCTCTTAATTTAAAAGGTACAAGTCCTTCGTCTAGAGAAATGATTTGAATATGGTTTTCAATAAAATGTGATGGATTCTCTAGACATCGTTGGTACTCAAGCACCATCTCCTCTGTCCATTGATCTTGAACACCTGCTCGCTTAACACGAGGGTTTCCTAGATATCCTTCACCCATCTATTTTTATAATACCATTTTCCCAATTGGTTCGTACATCATCAGCATAATGAAAACTCTTTCCTGGAAGATGCCTTTCTTCTACCAATTTACCATCTTCATAAAGATCTACTACATAGATCTCTACTGTTCTAATTTCTGCTTTTCTTTCACCCATCTTTCATTTTATCCTTTAAAAATTTTTGTAGTTCGGCAGTGCTACCTACAAATAGATTATTGTTAACAGTTCCTGGAGACTCTTGGGGAGTATCTGTCCTTTCTATCTCACGGATTTGTTTTTGTAATGCTAAGAGTTTCTCAGCAGTTTCACCTACAGTTTTGATCAACTGTCCAGCAACTTCATAAGTTCTTGGATGCTCAGTTTCTTTGGCAAGTTCTAAGATACCATCTACAGCATCTTGACCTCGTTCGACTAAGTTGTATAATACTTCTCGACCATATTTTGCATCTATGTCTGCTTCCTTTGACCTTTGCTCAGGGTCTTTATAAATGGTGGGAAGTTTCTTCTGAGTTTCGTCTATTTCGGTGTTAATATCGAGAAGATCGTTAAGTTTTTCGTCTATTTTGCTCATGTTTTTTCATCATTAATAACTTTCGTCATCATATGTACTTGGAGAGTAATCTGTATAGAAGTTTATATCCTCTGCCACTACATATGAATCGTCAGGATCTACACCACCAACAACCACTAACTGTTGATTGTCTGTAAGTGTAACACTATCACTCAATGTTAAAGTTAAACTATTAATTGCTGAGATGGTCGGATTTGTGTTGTTGCCTGTACCAAATACTCTATATCCTACTGCTACACCATCTGGTATAGCATCCAAAACAACTAAAGTGTTCGAAGAAACTGCTCCATTTACTGTGACAGATACTCCAGGTTCATAGTATCGAGTTTTCTTAACCAATCCTGATGCATCTTGAGTTGTTGAAGTGAATGCTGTTGTACCTGTACCAATGTAGATTCCTTCTTCAACTTTAGTAATAACCTTACCTGTATTTATTGGTCCATAGAAGTATGTTTTCATAGTAAAGGTTAGATCCCAAGTTAAGATTCTACGAGATAGAAAATCTCCTTCGTAAGAATCTGCTTGTGATACACTTTCTAAAATAATAGGTACATCTCTTGTATCTGACATTGTAGGAACTGTTGACATAGCAACAGTGTATTCTGGTTGAAAATAAGGTAAGATCTGCTCTAGAATTTGTAGACCATCTTCCATGTTTCTAGACATAATTGAAAGTGTGAAATTCAAATTGTAAGGTGAGGGCACATATTGATATGCTCTCGTAGGATTAGTTCCTGCTGCTTCTGTGGTAGAAATATCTTTAACCATTCTAATGTTTCGATTGATCACACGTGTAGAATCGTATCCTATACCTGTCATTTCGAATGCTATTCTTGGTAAATTGATTGCTGTTCTGGATAGATCCTGTAGATTAGGTTCAGCATTAATTCTTGCTAACCATTTTTGTTTTGGTCCATATGCGATAGGAACTTTAAATGATTGTAATACTGTATCGTCAGACTTTACTCTTTTAGCAGTTATGTTGTTGAACAGTGAACCAAAAACTGATACACTTCTCTTTACAGTTTCATGATAGAAGTATGTGCCAAACATTAGTTGACCTCACCAAATGGATTTGTCTCACTAAAGTCTAAGTATGAATTTCCTTTGGTATCAAATTCTTCGTTTTGTGCTAACTCATCAGCATCCATATCTAATTCATCACCGACAGCAGATACTGTTGCTGTAGCAGAAGATGTTACACCTGTAAATGTAGAAGACCCTGCTGTTATGGTTTGTCCAGTTAAATTCATCACATACATTAGATTTGTAGTAGCATCCCAACTTTGAACTTCTCCAACTATAGTATTGTCTGCTAGTTTGACTTGTTCTCCCAATTCAAAAGCACCTGTAACACTACTCATGGTGTATTTGATAGAGTAAGCATTTTCAACCTCAACATCATCAACACCTGCGATCCCTGTATCGAAGTCATCTTGATTGTATTCATAAAGTTCGCATTGACATTTAAAGACAAACAATTTACCCACTTGATAGAATGGATTTTCATGCTCAACAAATTTGATTTCAAACATTGATCCTGAAAGAGGGAAGTAAATAAGATCACCTTCGTTGGGTCTCCAACTAGATGCTAAGTTTTCATCCAATGAGATAAACCTTTCCCATGATCTTAGTGAGATGATGAATGTTGCTTGATCTCGTATCTCTATTCCAAATTTACTGAATAGATCACCCTCTCCCTCAAACCCTTCTGTATTCTCTATGTATGCTTCTATAGAATAGGCATCTCCGAAAGTACTGCGTACATCTTCTACAAAAATATCTTCTTGTTCTGCTACTTCTCTTGGGAGATAAAAGATTTCGTGTCCATACATGCGTAATGATTCTACGACCAAATCCTCCATGAGCATTTGTTCTGTATCAACTGCATGATTAAAAAACACATTGGTTGGCATGATATTATCCTATCATATAATCAAGTGGCAA